GGAATACGATCTGATGCGCAGATACCGACAGCGCACTCATGTGTACAGAAGATTCTATATGTTCTCTGAGCTATACAAGTTCTGCAACTACTGTGAGATCGCCAGGATCTTTGACATGAAGCACTGCTCTGTAATGCATGGAGTAAAAGAGCATATTAAGTGGATGAGCATCTCAGATCAAGAATATCTGAAGGCCATTGATGAGCTGCATCACCGGATCTACAATCACAAAGTGGATGATTTGGCAGATCAATACCTACACGTTCACGCATACAAAACTATTGCGAACAGAGTAGAATTAACTCTGCGCTTTGTTTCAGCCGATGTGAGCGCGTTTAAGGGCCTCAATGATGTAATGACAAAGGAAGAGTTTAAAAAGCTCCTGTAATCGCAAATAAATAAATTATGAAGATATTAAACTTATATGCTTGTTTAGGTGGTAACCGATACAAGTGGGATGAAGTAGCAAAAGAAGCAGGAATAGAAATAGAAGTAACTGCAATTGAATTAGACCCTGAAGCAGCAAGATTATATCAAGAAAGATTCCCAAATGATACGGTAATTGTTGCAGATGCACATCAATACTTGCTAGACCATTATAAAGACTTTGATTTTATTTGGAGCAGTCCACCTTGTCCTAGTCATAGTAAGGCAGCATTTGGGAGTCGTAAAAGTGAGAAATCAAATCATAAACCAGTGTTTGCAGATTTAAAACTTTACGAAGAGATACTATTTTTACAGCATTACTTTAAAGGCAAGTATGTAGTAGAGAATGTAACACCGTATTATGAGCCATTGATAAACGCACAAAAAAGAGGACGACACTTGTATTGGACTAATTTTATACTACCTAGTGATTTAATGGAGCGTAAATCAATATCAATGGAAAGCAAGAATGAAGTTAAGCAATGGTGTGAATTTCATGAGTTTGATTTTTATAGCTACAAAGGAGAACAACGCACCGATAAAATAGCTCGTAACTTGGTAGACTATGAAGCTGGTAGAACAATCTTTGAAACTGCTTTAGGAATAATTAGAAAGAAAGACATAAGACAAGTATCAATTTTTGATGAATTAGAAGATGCCAAAGTACGACATGAGAGATAAGATCAGACGCATGAGCATAATTGTCTACATGCTGCAAAAGAAAGAGTATAATATCTATCAGATCCAGGATAAAATGAATTACATCATGGGCAAGGAATGGAGCAAGTCGATCATTGAGAAAGATATTGCACAGCTTAGAGATGATTTTGATTGTCCCATTGAGAGAGTCGGCAAGAAATTACGCATCATTAAGCCGTATTCGTTTGTGAATCAGATACAACAGTGGGTTGAGTTCTATCTTTAACCAGGTGCGACATGTCCCAATGTCCCATGTCTTTCTATATAAATTAGAAAATTATAAAGTAAAAAAATATTTTTTTTTAAAATAGGTGCGACATTGGGACATTTGCTCATAACTCATTGATATTCAACAAAAATGTGGGACATTTTGGTGCGACATTTTGGTGCGACATGTCCCACTATGTCCCATTTTATTTAATAAGTAAATTATTTGTATACTTGCAAACACTATGATATCAAAAAGCTATTTAAGAAAATTGGCCGGGCAGGGTTATTCCATCATCCCGGTGGACCAGGACAAGAGACCGATAGGATCCTGGAAGCAATACCAAACGAGCAACAGATCAGCAGATGAGGTCGAAGCATTGAGCAGTCCTCTGTATGGATTGGTGACTGGATACAATGATGTGGAGGTCATCGACATAGATCTCAAGGTGATTGTTGGTTTGCCACAGCAGAAAAAATGGTGGGCTGAATATCTGTCATTCATCAAAGATAACATTGAGGACTTTGAGGATAAGGTAGTCATCGCTAAGACCAGGAATGCAGGATATCATATCCTGTATAAATGTGAACAGCCATCAGGCAATACAAAGATTGCATGTTTGAAGGATCACAAAGAGGCTATCATTGAGAGCCGAGGCATGGGAGGTATGGTAGTGCTATATGAATCATTTATCACTCAGAGGCAATATCATCAGATTGATTACATCACTGAGCAGGAGAGAGAGATCATATGGTCCATCAGTAGAACATTTAACTATGTGAATGAGATTGCTGTAGATGAGCCAAAGAAGTCAGAGTACAAAGGTGAGAAAGTCACTCCATGGCAAGATTACAACTCAAAGCATACAGCAATGGATCTGATCCAGGATGACTTTGTAATTGTCAGAAATACAACAAACAGCTACATCATTAAGAGGCATGGAGCTACATCTCCACATTCTGGGTATGTATACAAGGATTCCGGATGCATGTATCTGTTTAGTACAGGAACAGTATATCCTAATGAGCAGCTCCTTAGTCCATTCGCGATCTATAGCTACAAGCATCACAATGGAGATTTTACAAGAGCTGCATCAGATCTGTATAAGCAAGGATATGGTACCAGGCAAGTGCCAGAGGTTAAATTCAAGGAAGAGATCCCACAGGATATCATCGAAAGAGTACAGTTCCCTATCGATGTATTCCCTGAGAACATTCAAAAGTATATGCTGCTATCAGATAAGACTCTTGGACTCTCTGTTGATTTCATGGGTAGCTCATTCCTTTGGATGATATCAACGATCATCGGCAACACAATACGTATTGAGGTCAAATCAGGATGGCAGGAAATCGCAACTTTGTGGATTGCAATAGTAGGAAAGCCAGGTATTGGTAAAACTCCAAGCATTAATCAGGTGATCTATCCACTACGTGAAGCCAATGTCAGAGAGCAGAAGGAATATGCCAAGCAATATGCCAAGTGGAGAGAATACGAAGCACTGGATAAGAAAGAAAAGCAATACGCAGAGGAAATTCAGAAGCCACTATCAAGACAGTTTATGGTGAATGATATCACTTTGGAGGCTCTGGTAGATCTACATGAGCAGAATCCCAATGCTGTGGGGATATTCAAGGATGAGCTTGCAGGGTGGTTTAAAGATATGAATAAGTACAGGCAGGGATCTGATCTTGAGTTCTGGCTATCATCCTGGTCAGGTACCAGCATCTCTCTGAATCGTAAGACATCGAAGAGTGCGTTTGTTGATAAGCCATTTCTCCCTGTTCTTGGTGGTATTCAGCCATCGGTATTTGAAGATTTCACCACAGGCAGCAACAAAGAGAATGGATTCGTGGATAGGATCCTGATCAGCTATCCGGAGCTGGTGGTTAATAGATACAATGACAGCTACATGGATGATGATATCATCGAATGGTACCGGTCATATGTTTTGAATCTCAGAGATCTTGTTAACAAGCAACTGCTTAGATTCAATGACAAGGCAGAGATTGAATCTGTTGTGGCTAAGTTTGACAATCAAGCCCAGAAGGAATGGATCAGGATCCATGACAAGATCACAGACATTCAGAACTCAGATGATGAGAATGAATACATGAAATCAATGCTGCCTAAACAGAAGAGTTACATCCCAAGATTTGCACTCATCATGCAGTTCATTTGGTCAGCAGAGGATGAAAGCTATACTCCTGCCACTATCAGAAAGGAATCACTTCTCAGAGCTGAAAGACTATCAGAGTATTTCATCAACATGAGTAAGCTCGTGAAGATGGATGTCAAAGAAAAGAATCAGCTCCGAACTATTGCCAGAAGCTCCGGATCAATGGATCCTTTTGATCAGTTCAAAGCAATGTATGAGAGCAATCCGCAGATAAATAAAACAACAGCCTCAGAGATCCTGGAGGTAAGCCGTAAAACAATCCAGAGATGGGTTAAAAAATTGGAATCAAAATGAAAGCACACTACATCATCGCCGTAGCAATCGGCATCAGCTTGATATGGTTAATTGTAAACAAAGAAACTCAAGCAATTAAGCCATATGAATCACCTGAGTATACATTTGTAACTCCAAAAGATTGGGCCAATGACAGCACAATGGCACCTGGTAAAATATTAACACTTGACAGAATCCATGAACAGGCAAAATAAAAAACGATACAAGGATCTGGAGCTTAAATATCTCAAAGCAAAACATCCGACAGTTCCTGAATCATTCCTTGCTACATCATCAATCACTGATAAAAGCGCAAATGGACTAACAAAGATGATCGTATCATTCATTCAGATGTCAGGATACCAGGCAGAGCGAATCAATACCATGGGGACATATAGAGCTGCAAAGAAATACACAAATTTAGATGGAGTGACCAGAACTGTAGGCAAAGGTTCCTATACAAAATCCGGAAGCACTCCAGGATCAGCGGATATTTCAGCAACAATAAAGGGCAGATCTGTTAAGATTGAGATCAAGATAGGAGCTGATAGGCAATCAGATGCACAAAAAGCATATGAGAAAGCTATAGTACAGGCAGGAGGATGGTATCTAATATGCAAGAATTTTGATGATTTCATAGAATGGTTTGATACATTCATGAAAAAATAATTTATATTTGTACAAATTAAACACTAATAAAATGGCAACAGTAAAGAAAACGGATGAACTATCATCCCCGGTGCCGATGTACCGAAAGCTCTGGTCAGCAAAGCAGCAGATCGGAAAGGTTCACAAGAACGCAAAGAATCCACATTTCAAGCAATCCTATGCGGATCTCAATGCTGTTCTGGATGCATGTGAACAGATACTACTTGACAATGGACTGATGATCCTGCAACCTATCAACGATGATATGATCATCACTCAGATCATTGATGTCGATTCAGGAGAGAAGATTGAGTCATTCATGAGGCTCCCTGCACTCACAAATCCTCAGCAGCTCGGATCTGCAATAAGTTACTATCGCAGATACTCATTGATCAGCTGCTTGACATTGGCTGCCACAGATGATGATGGAGCTGAAGCAGCTAAGAATCTACCACAGAAAAAGCCTGGCATCTCTGATATTGGATTCAAGAAAGCAATAGATGCTATTGCTGAGGGTAGGTATACCAAAGAAGCATTGATGGATAATTACACACTAACCAAAGAACAGGAGGCAGCACTATGAAATGGCACCCATCAGAGATCGGAAAGATCATGACAAACGCAAGAGCAAAGGGAGAGGTCCTAAGCGAAACGGCAAAGAGTCATATCAGATCCATTGCGAAGCAGAATTTCTACGGATACACTGTGGATCTCAATAGCAAGTACATCACCAAGGGCAAAGAGCAGGAGCAGGATTCAATTAATTTGCTCAATGCTGTAAGGTTTACAAGCTACAAAAAGAACACTACCAGGATCGAAACAGATCTGTTTACAGGTGAATGTGATATTCTCCTTGATGATCTGATCATCGATATCAAAACATCATGGTCTCTGGAGACTTTTCCTGCAACTTCTGAGGAAGGCTATGAGGCAGGATATGAATACCAAGGCAGAGCATACATGCATATCTACGATAGGCCATATTTTGAGCTGATCTATTGCATGGTATCAACGGATCCAACAGGTGATCATAACTTGCT